GGTCCATCCTGTGCCCGTATCTAGGGCTGCGGTGCCAGTTGAGGTTGAAGAAATAGTTGCATTATTGACTAAGGTAACATCGCTTAGGCCTGCAACATAGGTGCCACCTCTGTTATTGTAAATATTGTAATTAGAAGTATCGCCTGAAATAGTTAAAGTAATTGCAATACGATTAGAAGTACCATAAAAACTTGACATGGTAATTGCACCTGATGAGGCAATGCCTGAAGTGCTTGAAGCTGAAGGTACTAAACTACCACCACGATAATATTCAGATAAAGAATGTGGAGTGCTACCACCAAATTCTGCCGCTATCTCGGATATTGCTAAACTAGAACCGCTACTCTTTATGGTCATGTTTGAGTTCCTCTATTTCAGCTTTTAATTCTTTTATTGCTTCAATAAGAACACCAACAAGGTTGCCGTAAGCAACTGATTTTATCTTTTCTTTTGATTTATCTGTTTTGACAACTTCTGGTATCACTTTTTCTACTTCTTGTGCTATTACACCCATATGCCTTTCATCATATTTTTCAATATCTATTCTATTGTATGTTACACCTCTAAGTTTACACACTTTATCTAAAGCATCTGGTATCGTTGTTATATCTTCTTTAAATCTGTTGTCAGAAAATGCCGTAACATCATTATTAAAAGTTGCAGCACCTGCTGCTGACATATCTAATGTTAGTGCGGTAATTACCGAGCCGTCGTCATTACCTTTAAAAATCATGTCTTTGTTACTAGTTGCAGATTGTATTACAAAATCAGTTGAGCTATTAGTAAATCGACCTACTTCTGTGCCAGCATCTTTAAAAATAATATCTGCACCATCAGCATCTAAAATGATATCGCCACCAGAATCTAAAAGCATGTCCGAGCCACTATGTAAAGATTGATCTCTATTTTTAAATTGCCACCCTACAGTAGCGTCACCTGAATATACCAAAGTAAATGCTGCTCTTTCATTACCTACTACAAGGTTAGAAGCGGCACCATTTATATTAGAACTGTTACGACCTACAGTTAAATTATTAGTATCAAAAGTATTTTCTGAATCTAAAAAAGTTACTTCATCACCTGCAGCAGGTGATGCAGGTAAGGTAATTGTTCTAGCTCCACCAGAAGTATCAACTAATAGTTGTGCTCCTGCTTGTACTGTTTCTGCTGCATTGACAACACGCCAATATCTAGTTTCTTGATCTTTTATAATGTCAGTACCATTAGAGTGACAAACATAATGGTTACCTTCACATAATAAAAAACCTGTTTGACTGGTTACTTTAAAAGTAAGGGTGTAACCTGCATGATCAGTACCATCAATAATATTAAAAAACTTTTCAATACTTGCGGGCATATTAACAGTTCGATTGGCTGCTAAAGTGCCTGTAAATTTAATACTCATGTTTCTTGCATTAGATACTGCTGCATTAGACATAACTAAAGTAACATCGCCAGAGGCAACATTAACTTCTTCATATCCAGCTATCGCTTGTTGAACAACGTTAAAATTATTATTGGTTTTATCACCCCATGTTCCAGGGTTTTCTCCAGTTACTTGCAGTTCAAATTTTAAATCAGTTGAGTATGATGATGCCATAATTACCTACTTTGTATGTTTATATTCATTATAAGGTCGTTATGCAACCTTTTCAACCTCATCCACAATAGTCCATGTTTGCTCTGTGCCTTTACTTACAGCAGTCCACGTTTGACTAGATCCTGTGCTAACCGCAGAATAAGTTTGTGCTGTGCCTGTACTAACCGTTGCCCATCCAATACCATTAGCTATTCCTTGACTAGCGGTCATGCCAATACCAGAAAGAGCAAAACTAACATCTATCTGTATACCAAGAGTTCCTATTGATGAGGTAAGAGCAGTGCCAGTTAAAGATACATTAGCATCGCCTGTTTGTGCAGATGAACCTGCGTTCATCGATAGGGCAATACCAGAAACTTCTACTATAGTATTAGGTACACCTTGTGCTCCAAAACAATCTTCAGCAAATGTGGTTGCACCAAAATACATATATTATCTCCTAACCTTTAGGATACTTGTCTTTAATGGCTTTGATGTCTACTTTCCAAGCATCAATACCATCATGATAAATCTTATCTAGCTGGTCTACAACAGATGGATATTCATCATGTCGTTTGTTTTTATATTCTTGATTTGCTGTAAAATCAGCATTTACATCTTCCATATTTATAGAAACTTCATTACCATCTTTATCAAAAGCTATGTAAACACCATCTGTTTCTCTTATACTAACAACAGTAGCATAAAGTTTATAAATAGAATCAAATTTACTAACTATCGGTGGTGTACTCATACTGCTATCTCCATTAAAGTAATACTAGCAGAACATCCAGCATGAACAAATATAGCTGTGCTACCATTATCAGTTTCAACTCTTGACATCCAAGTATAAGTTACTGCAGAAGTAGTGTTTGGGGAATCTATAAGTTGAACTCCAGCATAACCCCACTCAGGATTAGTACCACCTTTAAAAACATTTCCATAAGTATTCCCACCACTTAAATCTGTGGTAGCTCCACCTGATATAGCACGATAAATTGCATTTTCAACTTGGTTGTTACCATCATGTTGCATACCTATATAAGCACTTACATAAATTTTACTATCACTTGCACTTGGTGTAATCGCTAATGATGGCAATGTAGAATCTGTAACATAGCTAGCACTTGATGAAGTAAACGCTGAAGTTGTTTGTGTAAAATCAGTTACCACTTGAATTATATTTCCTGGTTTTGGATTAACTGTGGTAAGCAGTTCGCCAGTCGATGCTGGTATCGTTAATGTATTAGTACCTGCTGCTGCTGGTACATCAAACGTTACTTGTCCTGAACTACTTCCTTTGATTACTATTGGCATTAGTCTGCTTCCTCTATAGTGTTACCAGCATCTTCCCATGCTTGTATTAATTTTCTATCTGTGTTGTCTGTATTAAGTGGGACATATACAGTTTTACCATCAATAACAGCTACAATATTAACATTTCCAGAACCAATAAATCCCTGTTGATATTTAGCAGATGTTACTGTTCTATTATCTTCCATTATTATCTCCTATAATTCTGCGTCTAAATCTAAAGAGCCACTACCTGTTTGAAAACAAAAAATTGGGTCTTTTGCTGTCATGGATGTAACATTTGTTGTTGCGTCAAATTCCACAACATTTACGTCAAGATATGTAGCACTAAACGCTGTAGTTGTTGGTTGAATACTATTGTTAACAAAATAATTTAAAGTACCGTTGTGTGTTGCAGTAGGGGCTGCTCTCATTTGTGTTTGTAATAACATTTTTGCTCTTGCATATGTGTTGTTTGCATTAGCTATGCCACATAGAGGCGGTTGTGAATATGTTTGATAATACCTTTGACATCTTAATAAACTATCACCAAACAACTCATGTTGAAAAGCAGCTATGCTGTTAGCATCAAACTCACCTACTTCCATTTGTAAGCCTGTTATAAAAAAATTATTATCTGTGCTATCAGCACAATTAACTTGTCCTACTGCTGAATTTGCTTGAGTATACCCAGCCCATGATGTTGCTAATGTACCGCTTGTAAAGTTTGAGCCAGCACCTAAAAAAAATTCTATCTGTAATCCAATATCATTATCATTATTTATTGTACCACCTGTATCCCCTGGAATATTAATAATAACTTCTTGATATGTGTCTGCTGAACTTATAGTGTACGCTTTTGATATGTGTCTTGTACCATCGTTTTGATATACATGTACAATATGAGTGCCCGTTTTTGGACTACGCACATGAGCTCTTAAAGTAAATGCCTCTGCACTACTTGTGCCATATTTCAATAACTGTAAATCTTGTGCTTCTATTTTGTATTGAATTGCACAAAAATCACCAGCTCCTGGAGAACCATCTGCTGTCGTTACGTCCATTTTTAAAGATTTAACAAATCCTTTTGCTGTAGGAACAGTTGTGTCTTGTGTTTGTGTCCAAGTGCCAAGACCAGAAAGACTAACAGCCATC